CTTATCTATCCATTAACCTATGGAGGCATACAATGCCTAAGAAATTTCGTCAAGTTTTGGCAGTGATTCTGCCTCTGTGTTTCGTGATGTTAGTAGGGAAAGCAGCAGCTATTCCGGAGAACGTGGACATCAGTACACCTGGTGAACTCGTTGGACCAACGCAACCTGAAATGATTGACCGCATCTTGGAAGTCGAAGACTATCGTTTCACCACGTGTCGGCAAAATAGTAATCAAACTGTGTGCGCTAATTATTCTGTAAAGAATTGGCCACTCAATATGAAAGGCGCAGCTTTCACGATCGAACACTGCATCATGGAGAGCGAAGAAACTCCTCTCGTTACTCGTTTAAATGAGTTTTGCGACCAACAATGGAGGAAGTACAGTGATAAAGCAGCTTTTAAAGCGACTTTCCCAGCTTGTTGGCCTATCTGGCGGACAGCAAAGAGAGTCGAGCTTGGTACATATCAAGCAGATTTCAATGCTTCTGGTTGTAAAGCTCCTTTGCCGACGGAGTAAAGACGATGAATAGATACAGGGTAACAGCAGAGCAAATGAGAACGTTCACTAGTGATAGTGTAAGTTTCGCGAGACTTTCCTCTTATCTTGCGAGAGTAGAGAAAGGCATGGCTTCGGATATACGTACTCCTTTCTGGGGAGAACAGTCACGACAATCGATCGCAGAGAAGTGGTCTGAGCGTTTATTCTACCATGATGACCTACCTGTAGAACTTGAGAAACTAGAGCTTAAACAGCGACAGAAGATAGGGCCGTTGAGTGTGCAATTACCTTATGAGAGTCGAGTTGATACAATCGAGTCTTATTTTAGACCTAAGTCATTCAGCGTTGACGAAGACCTGTGGCAACAAGCCATTGAGAAAGTGGCCTTAAGTTTTGGTATTCATAGAGTTTTGCGACCAATTAAGAAGTCTAGTGCTGCTGATTTAATGCAGAATACTACTAATAGTGGTTTACCCTTCTTCAAGAAGCGTGAATCAGCTCGTTCTTCAGATCTAGCTTTAGCCGAAAGCGGGCGATGGTTTGACAGTAAGTATCCCTGTGTACTAGGTTGGCGCGGCCAATCATCAGGTTCAGCGGTTCCGAAACAAAGAGTTGTCTGGATGTTTCCGCAAAGTGTAAATATCGTTGAGGCTTCATACTTTTCAGTTATGCAAGAATTAATGGTACATGATGCAATGTCTGTAGCTGCTTGGATCGATCCGATACATGAAGTGGACAGCCGTATTACCAGACTATTCGCTTGGGCCAGAGAACGTGGTTCAGTAATCTTCTCTATAGATTATAGCGGGTATGATCAAACACTACAAAAGCATTTGAGTGATGCATGTTTGAGTGTGTTCAAACTCTTATTCCAAACATCTTATCATGACGAACTCACTAAACTGTTCTCTTATTCAGGTGAAGTGGGTTTACTTGCTCCGTTTGAATTGTGGGAAGGTGCACATGGAGAACCTTCTGGGAGTAATCTAACTAACATGCGAGACACAGTTGTTAATTGGATTGTTAATGAGTATTTGAGCTTACGCTTAGATAACCAGTTGAATCCCTTCTCTCAGTATCAAGGTGATGACGGAGTTATTAGTTTCAATGGTAACGTCGAACTGGAACGAATCACTGAAGTATATAAAGAATGTGGTCTTGAAGCTAATTCGGAGAAGCAATACACATCAGCTTATTCATTGATGTATCTACAAAAGTTACACATGAGTGACTATGTTATTGATGGTAAGAATGTGGGAGTCTATCCAACCATGCGTGCCCTTAACTCGCTCATGGGTATGGAAAGATGGCATCCTGATTGGGACGAAAAGATGGTTACATTGAGAGCAATCATGATACTCGAAAATTGTAAGTATCATCCAAAATTCACGAAATTCATTGACTTCGTGCAAGAAGGAGATCGGTATCGTTTAGGTTCCGGTTTTCCAGGCGGGATTAATGGCTTGTTATCCAACAAAGTTATTAATCAAGCTAAGTCCATTCCTGGGTTCATATCTAGTTATAACTCACCAAAGCTCACCGGTATACGCCAGTTTGATACTGTTAAGTATATAGCTAGTAAAGAATAGTTCGAGCAC